GGGTCTGCCAGTGGGGGGCGTTGATCCGCCGCCCGTCTGATCTTGGTTTCGATGACGGCGCCTATGCCTTGCCGCCGCTGCATCTGCATGAGCACATCGTCAAGACGGCGATGCCGACAAGCGGAATGCTCTTTGCGGTGGAAGCGCAGAGCCTGAGCGAACGCAGAGACGCCCGTCGTTTGAGCCTTGCCGACCGCGTCGCCGACTGCGCAACCATCGTCAAAGGTGACGCCGAGCCGTGGGTCGTGTGGTGCGATCTGAATGCCGAGGGCGACGCATTGACCGCAGCCATTCCCGGCGCCGTCCAGATTGCCGGCTCTGACCCGGTGGACGTCAAGGAACAGCGGCTGGCCGACTTCGCGGCAGGCAAGTTTCGAGTGCTCGTCTCCAAGCCGTCGATCTGCGGCTTTGGCCTGAACTGGCAGCACGCCGCGCGCATGGCATTTGTCGGTGTCACCGACAGCTTCGAGAGCTACTACCAAGCCGTCCGCCGCTGCTGGCGCTTCGGCCAGACGCGCGACGTGCATGTGCACATCTTCGCCAGTGCGGCCGAAGGCGCCGTCGTGGCGAACCTTCGCCGCAAGGAGCGCGACGCGCTGGCGATGGCTGCAAACCTGAGCGCCGAGACGCGCGACGCCGTGATGCAGGCCGTGACCGGCTCTACGCGGCACACGAACGATTACCACGCACGGGCCCAGGTGGCGGTCCCGGCGTTTCTGAAGGAAGCCGCATGAACTGCATCGATCAAGTTGTGACCGACACCTATGCCGCCTACCACGGCGACTGTGTCGACGTGCTCAAGGGCCTGCCTGACGGCAGCGTGGGTTACTCGATTTTCTCGCCCCCGTTCGCCAGTCTCTACACCTACAGCAACAGCCCGCGCGACATGGGCAACGTCCGCGACGACGCGGAGTTCTTCGAGCACTTCGACTATCTGATCGCCGAGCTGCGCCGCGTGGTCAAGCCCGGCCGCAACGTCAGCTTCCACTGCATGGACATGCCGGCCAGCAAGGAACGCGATGGGTACATCGGACTCAAGGACTTCCCCGGCGAGCTGCTGCGCGCGTTTCAGAAGCACGGCTTCATCTTTCACAGCAAGGCCACGATCTGGAAAGACCCAGTCACCGCTATGACCCGGACGAAGGCGCTCGGACTGCTGCACAAGAGCATCCGCGAGCGTTCGGAAATGACGCGCATGGGCATCCCTGACTACCTCATCACGGTTCGGGCACCGGGTGAGTCTGAGCACGTCACGCACACGGCCGAGGAGTTTCCGGTCGAGCTGTGGCAGCGCATCGCTTCGCCGGTCTGGATGGACATCAATCCGTCCGACACCCTGCAATACATGAGCGCCCGCGAGCACGACGACGAGCGCCACATTTGCCCGCTGCAGCTCGAAGTGATTCGCCGTGGCGTGATGCTCTGGACGAACCCTGGCGACATCGTGCTGAGCCCGTTTATGGGCATCGGCAGCGAGGGCTACGTCAGTCTGCAGATGGGCCGCCGCTTTGTCGGCGTCGAGTTGAAGGCGAGCTACTTTGCGCAGGCGCGCGCCAATCTGGATGGTGCCGTGCAGATGAGCGACGACCTGTTTTCCAGGGCCGCCTGATGCCCCGCGTCTACCAAACCGTCAGCCCCTGGAACCTGTCGCTGCGCGAGGCCGAGACGCTCGACCTTTACTGCGAGACCGGCTCCATGAAGGTCGTCGCCGACAAGATGGGCCTGAGCTTCAGGACCGTCGAGGCGCACCTGTCGAGCGCCAGCATGAAGATCGGCGCGCGCTCCGGCGTGCGCAAGGTCGTGATCTGGACGCGCTACCGCTGCGGGCTCGACCCGAACGGCAAGCCGCCCGCGCTGCAGCCTAACGCGGAGGGCGTGTGATGCCCAAGTCCAACGGCGCCGGCCTGCGCGTTGTCGCCTTCGTGGCGGCCCACCCCGGCTGCACTTACGCCCAGCTCTGCGACGGCTCCGGCGCTGCCCGTGGCGGCGGCCTCGTGTCCTACATGGCCAGCACCGGCCGCATTTTCATGGCCGGGCCGCACGGCTGGCGGCGCTACTTCCCGACCGCCGAGCAGGCCGCGGCCGCGCACGACGGCCTGGTGCAGCAAGCCGCCGAGGCCCGGCGCGAGGTCAAGCGCCGCGCCGACATCGAGCAGCTGCGCCGGCGCAAGGCGCTGAGCCGCATGCTGGGTAAGTCGCGCAACACGCGGCCGGATCGCGCTGTGCAGGGCGAACCGTCGGCGCCTGAGTTCGTCGTGTCGGGCGTCCGCGTCAAGCTGGCCCGGCGCAGCAGGCCTGCAGAGCTCGCCGGGCCCGGTAGCGGGCTGGATGCGCGGGAGTGCAGGGCCTGGGCGAGTGCTGCGGCTGGGGCGGGCGCATGACCGCCCGCCAGTTCATCCTGCCGCTGGCCGACGAGCTCATGGTCGACCTGTTCGCCGGCGGCGGCGGCGCCAGCACCGGCATCGAGCTGGCCACCGGCCGGCACGTCGACATCGCCATCAACCACGACCCCGAGGCGGTGAGCCTGCACCAGGCGAACCACCCGCAGACGCGGCACTTCGTCAGCGACGTGTTCGAGGTCGACCCGCACACCGTCACCGAGGGTCGGCCCGTGGGCCTGCTGTGGGCGTCGCCCGACTGCAAGCACTTCAGCAAGGCCAAGGGCGGCAAGCCGGTGTCGAAGAAGATCCGCGGCCTAGCTTGGGTCGTGGTGCGCTGGGCCAAGGAAGTGCAGCCGCGCATCATCTGCCTGGAGAACGTCGAAGAGTTCCAGACCTGGGGCCCGCTCGGCGATGACGGCCGGCCCTGCCCTGACCGCAAGGGCCTCACCTTTCAGCGATGGGTGGCGCAGCTGCGCAACCTGGGGTACGCCGTCGAGTGGCGCGAGCTGCGCGCGTGCGACTTCGGCGCGCCCACCATTCGCAAGCGCCTTTTTCTGGTGGCGCGGCGCGACGGCCAGCCCATCGCATGGCCCGAGCCCACGCACGGCGCCGGCCGCAAGCCCTGGCGCACTGCGGCCGACTGCATCGACTGGAGCCTGGACTGCCCGAGCATCTTCGAGCGCCAGCGCCCGCTGGCCGACGCCACGCTGCGCCGCATCGCGCACGGCATCAAGCGCTTCGTGCTCGAGGCCGCCGAGCCGTTCATCGTGCGCATCGGCCACACCGGGCACGGTGACGCCGGCAAGGACAAGCCGGCCACCGAGCCGCTGTCGACCATCACCAGCAAGGCCGAGCACTGCTTGGCGGTGCCGACGCTGGTGCAGACAGGCTACGGCGAGCGCGAAGGCCAGGCGCCCCGCGTGCCGGGCCTGGACAAGCCCATCGGCACGCTGGTGAGCGGCCAGAAACACGGCCTGGTGGCGGCGTTCCTGGCCAAGCACTACGGCGGCGTGGTGGGCTCGAAGCTGAGCGATGCGATCGGCACCGTCACCACCGTCGACCACCACTCGCTGGTGACGTCACACCTCGCCAAGCTGCGCGGCACCAGCAACAGCGCCGACACCGGCGAGCCGCTGGGCACGGTCAGCGCGCAGGGCATGCACCACGCCGAAGTGCGCGCGCTGCTGCTGGCCTACTACGGCACCGACCAAGCGGCCCAGCTCACGAAGCCATTGCCCACGGCCACCACGCACGACCGATTCGGCCTCGTCACGGTGGCCGGCCAGGACTACGTGATCGCCGACATCGGCATGCGCATGCTGCAGCCCCGCGAGCTGTATCGCGCGCAGGGCTTCCCGGAGAGCTACCAGATCGAGCGCGGCGCCGACGGCCGCCAGCTCAGCAAGGCCGCCCAGGTGCGCATGTGCGGCAACAGCGTCTGCCCGCCGGTGGCTGCGGCCATCGTGCGCGTGAACTTCGTCGAGCGCGTGGCGTTGGGGAAGGCCGCTTGAACTACTACGAGCACCACCTCGGCGACTGGGCTGCCGCCACCGGGCACCTGACCTGGGACGAAGACATGGCCTACACGCGGCTGCTGCGGGCCTACTACCACCACGAGAAGCCCATCGCCGAGGGGCAGCAGTACCGGCTGGCGAAGGCGTCGACGCCGGTGCAGCGCCGGGCCGTCGACCAAGTGCTGCAGGAGTTCTTCGAACTGCGCGACGGGCACTACCACCAGAAGCGGGCGGATGCCGAGATCGCCAAGTACCGGGAGAAGGAGCCCGAGCGCGAGGCGAAGAAGGACAACGAGCGCGAGCGCCAGCGCAGGACGCGGGAGCGCCGCAAAGCCCTCTTCGACCTGCTGCGCGACAACGGTGTTGTCCCGGCGTACGACGCGCCAATGTCCGAGCTTCAAACGCTTGCGTCACGGTTGCAGTCACGTGATGTCACGCAACCTGTCACGCGTGACGCAACGGCTACCCATACCCAGTCCCAGACACCAGACACCAGAGAAGAAGGGGAGAAGGCGCCGCAGCCTCCCGCGGCTGTCGCCGCCCCATCTCCCCGGCCTGAACGCGGAACCCGTCTGCCTGCCGGCTGGAGCCCTGGACCCGAGCAGACCGCCTTCGCCGAAAGCCTGGGCATCCGCAACGGCGTAGCCGCGGCCGAGCTGGAGAAGTTCCGGGACTACTGGGCCGCGCTGCCTGGGCAGAAGGGCGTGAAGACCGACTGGACGGCGACGTGGCGGAACTGGCTGCGGCGTGTGGCCGAGGACCGGCCCGGCGTCAAGGGCGGCGGCCAGCAGCCCGCCTTCGACCTGGACGGGGTGCAGTGATGCGCGGCCATGAACCCCTGCTGGCCATGCGCCGCCGCGGCTTCCGCCCGGCCTCGGTCTGGCTGGTGGACTCGCCGCCGCCGACCCCGCTGCTGGACGGCACGCGGCTGGACTGGTGGGCCTTCCGCGACACGCCGCCGGCCGAGATCTTCGTCGAGCCCGACGACTCGCCGGCCCGCGTCGACCTGCGGTTCCTGCTGGCCCTGACCGTGCACGTGCTGATGCCCGACGCCGAGCGCATGCGCGCCTTCGTCGAAGCCGCCAAGAACGCGGGCGCGGCCCGGGTGTTCGGCGCCTCGCACAGCTACGACCCCCACCGAGAGGTGGCAACCGAGACGGCCTTCGCGGCCTGGACGAAGGAGGCCGGATGGCTGGCCTGATCCCCGACGACATCGACTGGGCCGCCTACGAGGCCGAGACCGAGTACGCCGCGAAGGTGCGGCCCGCGAAGATCTTCGCCGACGAGCTCGACGCCGAGTTCACGCCGAAGGTCGGCCAGCGCCGCGTGGTGATGGGCTCGACGAAGCTGCGCAACGCGATCGAGTTCCGCGACGGCGAGGTCACGATCTGGGCCGGCTACAACGGCCACCGGAAAAGCACGTTCACCGGCCAGGTCGCGCTCGACCTGATCGAGCAGGACGAGCGCACGCTGGTGATCTCGCTCGAGATGCCGCCCCGCAAGACGCTGGCGCGCATGGCGAAGCAGGCCGCAGCGACTGACACCCCGAACGCCGACCGCCGGCGCGAGTTCATGGCCTGGACCGACGACCGGCTCTGGCTGTTCGACCACGTGGGCCGCCTGACGCCGCGCAAGTGCCTGGCCGTGTGCCGCTACTTCTCCGAGCAGCTGCAGGGCCGGCACGTGTTCGTCGACAGCTTCATGAAGGTCTGCGAGTCCGAGGAGAGCATGGACGAGCAGAAGCAGCTGATCGGCGACCTGTGTGACCTGGCGAAGGAGACCGGGCTGCACTTGCACCTGGTGGCGCACTGCCGCAAGCCTGCGGGCGGCGCCGAGGACAAGCCGCCGACGAAGTACGACATCAAGGGCAGCGGCGCGGTCAGCGACCAGGCGCACAACGTGATCCTCGTGTTCGAGGACAAGATGAAGCGCGCCGAGGCCGACAAGAAGGAGCCGCGGCCCGAGGTCATGGCCAGGCCCGACGCCATCGTCGTGATCGACAAGCAGCGCAACGGCGCCGTCGAGGGCAAGTTCGGCATGTGGATCGACTACCGCTCGCTGCGGTTCTGCGACCACGAGAACGCGCCGGTCGACGCATACGACATGGGAGGCCGGCTGTGACCGACCGCGAAGCCCTGGCCGACATGCGCCGCGAGTCCCTGGACACGGGCGGCATCGACGTGTCGCAGGCCCGCCAGCAAGCCCAGCGCCTACGCCGCCTGCAGGCCTCGGGCTACCCGATGACGGCCGCCCAGCTCGACGTCCTGGCTGCCTGCGAGCGCCGCGTGCGCTTCGCCGAGACGTTTCCCACCCCGAAGGAACTCCCGCTGTGATCGTCATCGGAATCGACATCGGCCTGACCGGCGCCGTGGCCGCCGTCGACAGCCGCGGCACCGCCTCTGTGCGCGACCTGCCGCTGATCGCCGACGGCAAGCCCCGCAAGGTGACGCGCGCCGGCAAGGCCACGACGATGCAGCCGATGCGCCTCGACGGCCGCGGCCTGCTGCTGCTGATCCGCGAGTTCGTGCCCATCGGCGAGGCCGCGCTGATCGTTTTCGAGGACGTGCGCGCCAGACCCGGCGGCAACGGCGACGAGCACGGCAACACCATGCACAGCCAGGGCAGCATGATGCGCAGCCGCGGCATCGTCGAGGGCGTGGCCGACATCACCCGGCTCGAGGTGCGCGTCGTGCAGCCGCAGACGTGGAAGCGGCACTTCGGGCTGATCGGCAAGCCGAAGGCCGCCAGCGCCGAGACCGCGCGCGGGCTGTTCCCGCTGCTGGCGGCCGAGCTCAAGCGCGTGAAGGACCACAACCGGGCCGAGTCGCTGCTGCTGGCCAAGTGGGGGCAGGGAGTGCTGGCGTGACCCTGATCCT